ATGAGATTAGCAGCGTCCGCAACTGACATTCAGGCATGGGCTACTAACGCCGCAGGCGCAACAGGCACAGGTGAAGCAGGTTGCGTAACACGCGACACGTATCTAGGTCTGTTCTATCCAAGTGGCATCACAGCAGACTTGTCCGGTAACTTAGTTGCTGTGCCATCGTCACACATGATGTTAAGAACATTCTTGCGTAACGACAGCATCGCTTATCCTTGGTTAGCTGCAGCTGGTACTCGTCGTGGTATCATCGACAATGCTTCTAACATTGGTTATCTTGACGCTACGACAGGCGAGTTCCAGACTATTAAAACAAGTCTAGGTCTTCGTGATGTGTTGTATGTTAACTTCATCAACCCAATGGTGTTCTTCACCGGAGTTGGTCTGTTGAACTACGGTAACAAGACAAGTTTCAACTCGTCTAGTGCGTTGGATAGAACTAACGTGGCACGTTTGATTGCGTATATTCGTCGTCAACTTACATTAGCGGCTCGTCCGTTCGTGTTCGAACCTAATGATGCTGTAACCCGCGGTCAAATCGGTGGCGTTTGCCAAACATTGATGGCTGATTTAGTTGCTAAACGCGGTCTATATGACTATCTAGTTGTGTGTGATGAATCAAATAACACACCTGCTAGAATTGACAGAAATGAACTTTGGATTGACATTGCGGTTGAACCCGTTAAAGCTGCTGAATTCATTTATATCCCGGTTCGCGTTCTGAACACGGGCGAATTGAAAGCATAAGAAATGCCCTTCGGGGCATTATGATAAATAATATTAACAGGAGATTTATATGGCAACAGGATCAGCATCAATCGCAAACATGACAGTACCAAATGGCGGCGCTGGTGAAACACTATTAATGCCCAAACTAGCATTCCGCTTCAGGGTCCGTTTCAACGGATTCGGCGCTGGAGATGTGGGAACATTAACAAGACAGGTCATTGATTGCTCAAGACCTAATGTCACTTTCCAAGAAATTACAATGCCGATTTACAACTCGACAATGTATTTGTCTGGTAAGCATCAGTGGCAACCAATGACACTTAACCTTAGAGATGACGCCAGTGGCAAAATCTCTGCGGCAGTTGGTTCACAACTTCAGAAACAGTTAGACTTCGCTGAACAAGCAAGTGCAACAGCTGGTATCGATTACAAGTTTGAAACGGTTGTTGAGATGCTCGACGGTGGCAACGGTGGAACAGAACCAACAGTTCTTGAAACTTGGAGTCTTGCTGGTTGCTTCGTGCAAGTGGCTAACTACAATACGTTGAACTACGGCACAAATGACGTAGTTACCGTTTCATTGACTATTCGCTTCGACAACGCAGAGCAATATGCAGGTCCATCAAGTTCAGCTACACTAAGCGGTTCAGTCGGCGCAGCAATCAGAACAGGTTCTACAACGGCTACTGGCAACGGCAAGTAATTTCAGTTAGACTGAAATATGTCAAATATATCGGACTTTATACAGGGGGTCGCCGGAGGTTTCTTCGGCGGTCCTGTTTTACGGGATTACACCCACGCTTCCAAAACGTTTCGAACAAAAAACTACGAGAATGCTCCGAAGCTAAAGTTCCTTTTCCATGTGAATTTCGAAATCAATACTGACGCTTTGCCGAATTGTCCTAGTGCTAACTGGGGTTTGGCAGTAAAGTCGGTTAAATTGCCGTCGTTCACTATGACAACACATGAGATGAACCAGTACAATCGTAAAAGAATAGTACAGACGAAGATAAAATACGATCCAGTAGATATTACTTTCCACGATGATAATGGCACTAATGTAAATGGTGGTATGATCAGAAATCTATGGAAACTCTACTACCAGTATTATTTTGCTGATTCGAAAAATCCCAAAATAATGATAGCCTCAAAAGCAGTCAACAGCGACAGCACCAACGGATCCGGGTATAATGACCGAACTCAATACACTCCGTCTATAACAGGTGATGAAAATTGGGGATATACTGGTGAAGCATCGCAGTCTATGCCCGGGCTGGTTAAAGTCCCCTTCTTCAAGTCGATCAGAATATTCGGTTTCAATCAGCACAACTATGTAACATATGTGCTGGTCAATCCGATGATTACACGCTTTGGTCACGATACATACAACTATGCTGAAGGCAACGGCACCATGGAGAACACCATGGCGATTGATTACGAAACTGTTGTATATGATTCTGGTGCTATATCAGGCGCAAATCCAAGCAACATGGTTCCTGGGTTTGGTGACGTTGCTAACTACGACAAGACACTAAGCCCTATCTCCAGACCAGGATCACAATCTACTATATTAGGTCCAGGAGGACTAGTCGATGGTGTTAACGGATTCTCACAGGCAATCACAGATGGAAACTACTTAGGTGCTCTTGGCATCGCCGGCACTTCATACAACACATTTAAGAATAAGAATCTGGGACAGATACTAAAAGGTGATGTCACTTCGCAGATTCTGGGCGCTATGAACGGCGAAGCTAATCCGCGCGGTGGAGTTATCATTCCTCTTCCTACAGGAACAGAAGTTGGCACGTTTGCTGCCAACTTAATAAACAAACAAAAGACACCACCAACCGGCGGGTAAACATCATGGCAAGAATATTAGACACCCGTACTTCTCTGGACAAAACAATCAGGATCTTTGACGCCTTTTACGCCTTCGACTCTGTAGTTAACGGCGATGAGTTTGATGTAGTCAGGGGTTACTTTAGATCAGTCTGTGCCAGTAATAACATTGCTGACAATATGACTGCGGTGCTATTCAGAATCGCACAGGAGACACATATTCCTGTACTAGACCTACTTGGTTATATTAAAGGCACCACCAAGTTAGAAATGAACACGGTCATCTGCTACTATCTTAACAGTTTCAAATCAAAGACTTCTCTGTACGGAGTAAGTGTGGTCCCGCAGCCTAATCAGCCGGCAGCCCGTAACATAGTTCAGTAACATGGCTAAGTATGCCCAAGGTATCTTCACACCAAAGTTTCCTGAAAAATACATAGGGAAGAAGGCACCTAAATATCGTAGTTCATGGGAACTGGCCCTGATGACCTTCTTCGACAACAATAAAAACATTCTGAAATGGTCCAGTGAGTCAATAGCTATTCAGTATCGTCACCCCTTCACTGGTAAGATGACCAATTACATCCCTGACTTCTTTGTTGTCTATGTGAATACTGCCCTCAAGCAACACGCTGAAGTTATAGAAGTAAAACCACGATCACAAACAATAATGTCTGAGGCCAAGAGTAAGGGTGATCAGCAACAAGTCGTTATCAACATGGCTAAATGGCAAGCAGCAAAGGCTTATTGCGCCCAACACGGGTTCTTTTTCAGAATAATAACGGAGCATGATATTTTTAGTAACGGCAGACCAAAACGATAAATATCATATGACTAAAAAACTATCAGAACTATTCCAGTTGCCGGTCGATGAGGAAACTATAACACCCGATCAGACTCAGGCCCAAGAAATAACAACAGCGGCCTATTCAAATCTGGAGAAGATCGAGGCGGCACTACCTCAGGTCAGGGGGCTTGATGCTGCTGACAATGAGATGGACGATCTTGCTACACTTGCTCAAGAGAGTTATAAAGACTTGATGGATCTGGGAATGCAGGTCGAAGCACGATTCTCATCTGAAATCTTCAACTCAGCCAGCACATTCCTGGGTCATGCTATCACTGCTAAGACTGCGAAGATCAACAAGAAACTGAAAATGATAGACCTGCAACTTAAAAAGTTGAGTTTGGATCAAAGGTCAGCCGCAAAGAACGAAGAAATTGAAGCAACGCCGGTGGGCGAAGCCCGATTGCTCGATCGGAACGAAATGCTGAAGGTCCTGACCGGGAAAACAATTCAACAATGATAAATATATAATACAGGAATATTCCATGCTTAGCCTAAAACAATACATCGTAGAAAGCGTCAGATCGTATAACTATACGATCAAGATCGCCGGAGAGGTAGATAAGAACTTTATCGACCTGTTTAAGTACAACCTCAATAAGTTCGACCCGATCAAAATCGAGGAGCCGACTACCACTCCTATTCAAAAGGATCCGTATGGTTTCCCGGGCGTCACTAATCAGCCGGTGACTATCATCAAGGCAGAGTTTAGATACCCAGCAACTGAGCCGATGATTCAACAGATTGCTATGCTACTCGGTCACAATATCAACATGGTCAGAGCAACGACTACTGACTTCAATGACAGCATCAACGCAGAGAATGATAAGTTTGCTAATCAAGCAGATCATAATCCGCTGTTGAATCATCCTGAACTTGAAGATAATGGCAAGGAAGCTGCTAATGCGTACGGCGGATCATATCTCGATTCTATTAAGAAGCAATCAGAAGGATCGAAGATCGACATTCCGTACGAAGGTAAAAAGACACCTGATTCGTTTGATCCATTCAAACAACCGGTTATTGATAAGAAGGGCACAGAAAGCCCAATGAGCAAGATCACTCGTCCTGCTAAGCCTGCGACAGGCGCCTCGAAATAAACAAGGAAATATATGAACATTTTAGACATGATGAACAAGATCACTGAATTATCAAAGCCGATCGTTGAAGCAAAAGAAGAAACGACTACTCATAAAGGTGGCACTACGACTACTGATGAAAAGGGTACCAAGCACAAAGGTAAGTATGGTACTGACTATCAAGGCGATGAGGATGACGACAAGACGGATGACTATGGCAAGAAAAAGAAAGCCAAGCCAAAAGCTGCTCCGCCTGCTGCTGAGAAGCGCGGCCGAGGTCGTCCGGCGAAAGGATCAGATAAAGACGGTAACGTGATGAAGCCTGATTGGTCTTCATTCGGAGCCAAGAAGGATGTCAAACTAAAGCCGTGGGACAAGAAAGCAACAACGAAGCACTCGCTTAAAGACTGGATCGAAAATCTTGACTCAGTGTTAAATGAAGCGCCGGCAGTGATCGCTAAGCCTGCTCCGGGAGCAGTATCGTTATCCACAGCAGCAGAACCTAACAAAGTAATCGGCACGGCAACAGGGCCGGCCGCTCAAGCTATTTCTCAGGGCGTTGCCAATGGCACAGTAAATCTTGACA